TGCTTCCGCAACCTTCTCCGCGTCGCCGGCTTCATATGCCCGCTTCAGATTCTCCTTGGCTGCAGTAATGCTGGTGTTGGCGGCGTCGGTAAGGACCGTCTTGAATGCCTGCTCACCCTGCTGAATGTATTGGCGGGAGCGCTCCAGTTCGTTGCGGAGCTGGTTGGCGTAGTCAACGGCGGCTTGGCGTTCGCGTTCTGCCTGCTCACGCAGCCTGCGCTGGTCATGCGCAGCGTGCTTCAGGGCTCCGATGTTCTTCTTGACATCGTCCGTATAGGCAACGGCTTCCGCATCCGCGGCAACCGCATCGATGTCCTTGTCCAGTGGCTTACGGCGCCGGTCCTCTTTTGGCGTGTCGTCGATAATTTGAACGTCCAGCCCGTCGTCCGCGTCCTTGGTGACGTTAGCGACAACTTCTTTTACTTCCGCGGCTACGTCATTTACTTCGTCCGGAAACTTGAATTCAGCGCTCATTAGATACCCCTAAGGTAGTAGACGGCTGCGGCGGGGTCTTCGATTGTTCCCTCCACCTGATCGTCGTTCAGCATTCGGAACTCGTGCCGGCCCAGTTTGAACCGGCGGCCTGAGATGTAGTCAAACATCACGTAGTCACCCACCTTGCACCACGGCCCGCTGGGAAAGCGGTCTTTATCCGAGTAGCAATCGGGGCCCATGTCGATGACTTGACCAACCTGGGTCTGGAACTCCTCCGCCCGCCTGGAGATGTCGGGCTTCACTATTGACGAGTTTTCAAAGGTCTCGGATGCCTTGATGAATCTAACCAGAATCTTGTACCCGGCTGGCCGGGGGATTGAGGCTTCAGTAACTTGCTCTGGGGCTTCGTCACTCACTTTGTCATGTCCTTTTGTTGTTTGTCGATCAGTTCGATGAGCATCGCCTCTGAGAGCGCAAACCCCTCGATCCGACCGCGAAGGCGCTGATACGACTCCCAATCCGGAACAGGACCGGCGGCAGCCGTATCAGCAAGGTCGTTAAGCTGCACCCGCAGCCAACGTTTCATTTCAGCAATAATGCTTTCGTAGTCCATTACTTATTCAGCGCCGCCTTCAGGGAGTCATACTTGGCCTGGACCTTGGCAAAATCCGCTTGCGCCGCGCTGACAACAGCATCGCGCGCCGTATTGGCGTTGGAGATGGCGGTGTTCATGGCGTTCTGGGCTTGACCGAGTTCATCAGTCACCTTGCCCCATTCCGCTTCCAGGTCCGCAACGCCCGCCTGAACCTTGGAAACGACCACGCCCGTCTCGGCTTCTACCCAGGTGATGGTGTGCGTTACGACGTTTTGCAGGGCTTCAACTACTGCTTTCAGAGTCATTTAGTTTCCTTTCGGTGGAAAACCGCCCCCAGTCGGGGCGGGTTGTGGGTGCGCAATCTCGTGCTGACGTTGCGCGTGCTTGTCGGCAATTGCAATGCCGTGATCAAAACCTTGGGTGTGCGCGTCGTGCGTGCGCTGGTGGTGCGACTCCATATGCTTGAGCCCCAGTTCGAGTCCTTTGGCGTGATCGCCGCGGGCCATCTTTTCGCGCTCCAGGGCAAGGCGTTGCTGTTCAACGAGGAAGTTCTGTTGGTCGGCCTGCTGTTTACGCTGCAGCTCGCCTGCCTTGATTGCCAGCTCCTGCTGGTTCTGCATGATGAGGGGGTCCGCTGCGTTTTGCTGGGCAGCCTGCTGGGCAGCCTGTTGTTGGTTCTGCTGCAGGAGCTGCTGAGCGGCCTGGGCCACCATGAGGGACAGTTGCGCTTCGACTTGCGGCGGGAGCGGTTGGTCCGGCGGCGGGAGCGGTTTGCCCATGATCTGCTGGATCTGTGCCCGGTAGGCCATGCCAACGTGCTCGGCGAGGTGTGCCTGGACTGCAGACTGAATGGCGTTGGCGTTGGGGCTTTGGCCGATGATCTGCATGATTTTCGGGTCCTGGGTCATGGCCATGTGGACTTGGATGTGCGCCTCATGGTTCTGGCTGAGGATGGCCCTGACTGGTGTGCTGGTCAACAGGTGCATGTTCTCCGTGACCGGATCGACCGCGGTTTGCTGGTCCGGGATGACTACAATCTTCTGCGCGTTCTCCACCCCGATAGTGTCTAGCATCTGCTGGTGCAGCAGGGGCAGGTTGTAGATCTGAGGTGCGGACTGGGAAAGCTGAATGGCCGCTTGGTACTGCACCACCCGCTGAGTCATCGTGGCCGCGTTGGGGTCGGAGCAGGGGATCACGTCCGTGTGCTGATAGTCCTGCTTCTTGGCGCCCTTCTTGGTCTGATCGTCCTGATCAAAGTCATACTGCGGGGCCGTGTAGTCCCGGATGATGTCGCGCAGCAGCTTAAGCTCCTGCTTCAGGGTGAAGTGGACCCGGGCTTGAACTGCAGACATGACCTTCAGCATGCGCTCAATAATGGCCAGCGTGGTGCCGACCGGGGCCTGGGCGCTCATATCCGAAACCTTCAGGTCCGCTGTGGAGGCCAGCTCGCGTGCCTCCTTGACCATCTGCCCCAGCAGATTGAACAAAACCGTGCTCGGCTCTTTGTACGGTAGCGGCATGATGCTGTCCTTCAGGGCCCCCATGCCAACGTCAACGTCCCGGAATTCTCCCGGGGCAATCGGAGTGTCGTCGCCCTTAATGCGCAATCCCTTCGCCTTAAGGCCCCCGGGAAGGTTGGACAGGGTGCCGGCGTCCACCAACTGCCGGGTAATCGCTGTCGCGCTGATTGCGTATCCGCCGATTAAGTGCGTAAGTCCGAAACCGTAAGGGCCGAACCCGGGGATGTAGTTGTACTGAACAAAGTGCGCACGCTGCGCTTTGAACGGATCACCCTCCTTCCAGTTTCGGTAGATGGACAAAACCGTCTGTGACCTCTTGTCGATAGTCACGACATACGGCAGGGCAATCCCAGTTGGTTCGCCGTCATCGCCCACATCCTCGTACCCCTTCAGGTCCAACTCGCAGGCGCATTCGTACAAAGTATAGCGCTCGTCAAAAGTGCTTGTATACCCAATCTGCTTGTCCTTCTTCTCCTGCACGTCGTCGATGTCCCCGCGCAGCGGGTCCCCGATGTCCGCATCCCTGTAGAACCCACTGTTGACAGCGCGGCGTAGCTCATTCTGGGTACGGCGCATGCGGTGCGTGATGCGCTCCGCGGAGCGGAGGTCGCTGGTGCCATAGGGCAGGACCACGTCTTCAGCCGGGCAGAACATGCTGACCTGACGGCCGATGGCCGGATCGAAGTAGATCTTCTTGAACGCGGAGCCCGCAACGGCCAGATTCCACAACATCCGCTCGTGTTCGCCGCGGTACTCCGTCATCACCTCGGTAAGCTGGTAGTTCATGTCCGCCTCGACCCGCTTGGCCGCCTGCTTCTTCTCCGGCGTCTCGTCGCCAAGGACAATGGCCCGGACCGGCCCCTCCGCGGGGAAGGTCTCCATGATGGTCTCGGACTGGAACTTGATCACCGCCTCCAGCAGCATCGGATGGAACACCCCGCAGGAGTTCTGCCACGGCATCGTCATCTGCTCGTACTTCAGCCCCAGCAGCTTCAGCCCATCCGTGTATGCCTTCTCCCACTCCGACCGGCCCCGAACGTCATTCTCAATGTTCTCGTATAGATCCGCGCCGATGCGCATCAGCTCCTGCTCGTCCATGTCTTCAGCGAGGTTGGAATCGTGCCCCCCAGCCTGCGGAGCAGGTGCGCTTTGGTCCTCTCCGTACGGAACCTGATTGCCGTCTTCATCCTCAATCGTCACCATGAAATCGTCCATGTCCGGCTTCTGATTGGGCGCGGTGGAATCAAAACTGGTGCGGCTGCCTATAGGCTGGTTCTCAATCATCGGATGTCCTTATATGATTTGGTAGGGTGTCTTCCGCGGGGGACCGCTAAGCAACTCCAGGTCTTCTTCGTCGGACGGCAGTCGGATGAACCCGCCTGTACGGAAACGCATCAAAGCCATGACCGTCGTGTCCACGAAGTCGTCATTCGCCCCATTGGGGAACTTAGCGCACTCTTCTATTACCTCCCAGGCCCAGCGTTTGTCCGGCGCCCACACAAACCCCGACGCAAACAAATCCGTAATGCCGTTAACTCTACTTATCTTATCATTACTGTGCATAGCAGTGCCACGGTTTACCTTGAAGTCCGTCACCGGAATCCCCATAGCCCGCAGCTCCTGGATCAAGGACAGCCCGCTCGCCTTGGCCTCTATGATGAAACTCTCCGGTTTCCAGTCCCTGTAGAACTTCAGCGCTGCAGATTTAAGCTGTGGGAACTCAACCCGGCCCCTCCAGGCGTCCAGCAGAATGATGTGCGCGGTCTTGCCCTCGTCCGGGCGCCACACCCCCCAGACCGTCATGGCACTGAAGTCTGCGGAGGATCCCGCCGTAAACGCCCCGTCCAGCGTAATGATCACGTACTCGTATTCCGGCGTGCGGTCGTGTTGCCAGATGCGCCACTGCTCCCTCTTTATAAGAGCCGACTCGTCCGAGGATGGGTCCTGCATGTACTGGGCATTCCAATACCGCGGCGCCATTGACGCTTTTTTGGCCAGCAACTCCTCAATCGGCCACTGCTCAGGCCAAAGGGAACGCCCTGAAGGAAGTATCGGGGGCAGGCGGACTATCTCCCACTGATCTGCGTCGGGGTTGTCTATCTGGTACTGCAGCAGGCGCCCGGTCAGGTCCAGGTCGTGCCATCTGGTCATGATGACTATGATTTTCCCGCCCGGCATCAGGCGTTGGAGCGGGCCGGTCTGGTACCACGCCCAGGCTTTCTCGAAGGTGGCAGTCCCGTCGGTCACTACGTCCTGCTCATTGTGGATGTCATCTGTAATAAGTAAGTGCGCTCCGCGGCCCGCGAGTGCGCCGCCAACACCCACCGCATAGTAGGAGCCGTTTTGTTCCGTACTCCACTGCCCTGCAGCTTTTTGGTCCTTGGCGACCGTCGTTCCGGGGAAAACCGATCTGTATTCCTCACTTTTGATGAGGTTACGCACCTGTCGCCCGAAGTCCTCAGACAGCGCAGCGGTGTGGGTCGCCATAATGATCTTGTGATCCGGGTTTTTTCCCAGGTAATACGCAGCAAAAAGCCACGAAATGAACAGACTTTTCCCAAAACGAGGCGAGATATTGATGATTACCCGCGTTTTGTCCCCCGTAAGCACGTCCTGGAGGATTTTCCAGATGATTCTGTGGTGCGGACCCTCTTTAAACTGCGGATAAACGTGTTTTGCAAACTTCAGGAGGTTATCCTGGGCTCCTTTGACCCCATTTTCCCGCTCTTCACGCTCCAAAAAGCGCAAAAGTTCCCGTTTCTCCTGCGGGGTCATTTTCTCCAGGTCATTCATCCTCGTCAGGCTCCTGCATTTGCGCTACTTCGGCGTCTTCGCGTTGTTTTCTGGCCTCTTCTTCGCGCCGCTGGGATAGGAGTTCAAGTTTCTCTCGTAGTTTGCGGTCGGTTTCCTCGTCGGAAATGTCTCTTTCCTGAGTGGCTTGGCTGTCTTCAAAGAGCGACACCCCCCTGACTTTGCCCATCATCTCTATAGCGCGCAGTTGTACGGCGCCCCGGGCCCCCACGACGTTCTCCAACAGCTTATTAATTAGAAGGTTGCGTATGCTGCGCGCATCGTTGGCCACTACGTGGTCGTATTCCCGCAAAACATCCTGTAAACGCGTTACGGCTACGCTTGTATGCGCTTCTTCGGTACTGGCGATGGCGGTTTTGAAGTCCCGGCCACTTCCAGCGCGGCTTGCGTGGAGGTTTGGCGGATGAGGTCTGGTTCCTGAGGGACCTCGGTTTTGCAAAGGAGTTCTGCAGTGCGCTGCTTGGATAGCAGTAGATCCCGCAGCGATAGCGTATTTTCGGCACTGAAGTCGTTTAGGTTTATTTTTTCGGATTCGACTTCGAGTTTTTCGGTTAAATGCTCAAACATAGGGCTCGCTCTGGGGCGATGTGAAGGCGTGAGTGTAGCGCATATATGGAACCGCGTGGATGGGACCCGGTGGATGGGACCAGGTGGATGGGACCCGGTGGATGGGACCCGGTGGATGGGACC